AGGCGCGATCTCTCTCCACCGTTTTTCCACCAGGGCTCAAAATCGACATTCGAACATCGGGGACGTGCGGGGGTGGTCATTTTGGCTGCTGGTCGAGCGAATCTGCGCGTTGTTCAGCCGGGTGACGCGCCTCAGCGTCCGAAGACGATCACGGAGGCTGCGGCGTCGGGCACGACGCGCGAATTGCTGGTTGCTACTCGCGCGCGGCTGGCGACGGCAGTTGAGAACCCGAACACGCCAGCCCGTGATCTCGCGGCGCTGACCAAGCGGCTGATGGAGACGGTGCGCGAGATCGAGTCGATTGATGCGCGCGAGTCGGAGGCTGATGGTGGTGCCGAAGTCGAAGATGGCGAGTTCGACGCCTCGGCTATCTGAGTTCGCTCGGGTGTTCACGTTTCCGTCCACGATCAAGCGGACGGTTTGGCCGCGTGTTGAGGCGAAGGGCCTCGAGCTCGGCTTGGGTTTCGACTGGTGGCAGTCGCAGCTCGGCACGGTGTGTCTCGGCTACGACGAGCGCGGCAAGTACGTGGCGACGGTCGGCGGCATCGGGTTGTCGATTCCCCGTCAGGTGGGCAAGACGTATTTCGTTCTGGCTCTGCTGGTGATCCTGTGCGTGCTATTTCCGGGCTTGCAGGTTGTGTGGACAGCTCATCACCTGCGCACGTCGACTAAGACGTTCACGACCCTTCGGGGTATCTGCCGGCGCAAGAGGGTTGCACCGCTGATCAGGCCGGACGGGATTCGCTCGGCGAACGGCGAGCAGCAGGTGTCGTTCGTGAACGGGTCGATGATCATGTTCGGCGCGCGTTCGCAGGGTTTCGGCCGCGGGTTCGATGAGATCGACGTTGAAGTGTTCGATGAGGCGCAGATCTTGGACACGAAGGCGCTTGAGGACATGATCGCGGCGACGAATCAGGCGCGCAATGAGCATGGTGCGCTGCTGTTCTTCATGGGCACTCCGCCGCGCCCGTCTGACCCGTCTGAGGCGTTCGAGACGCGCCGCGCGAAGGCGCTTGAGGGTAAGGCGTCGAACGCGGTGTGGTTGGAGATCGGCGCTGATCCTAAGTCCGACCCGGATGACCGCGCGCAGTGGCCGCTCATGAATCCGTCGTTTCCGACGCGGACGCCTGTCGAGTCAATGGAGCGCCTGCGTGAGAACTTGGGCGATGACGATTCGTGGAACCGTGAGGGTCGCGGCATCTGGGATGCGGTGGATTCGTCGCGTGTCATCGATGAATTGTCGTGGACACGGGCCGCTGACCCGGCATCGATGGCGATTGACCGTCTGACGCTCGCGATCGATGTTCCTCCGGGGCGTGGTGTGGCGTCGGTTGCGCTCGCTGGCTTGCGTCCTGATGGGCGTTGGCATGTGGAGCTCGATGATGAGCGCAAGGGCGTCGAGTGGGTTATTCCGTGGGTCAAGGCGCGTGCTGAGAAGAACCGCTTGCATGCTGTGGTCGCGGACGAGATCTCGGGGCTCGTTGAGAAGCGCCGTGATCGTCATTATCTCGTCGGCAGCGATATCGAAGTCACGTTGGCCGCTTCCGAGGGCCGCGACATGGCGATTGCGTGCGCGAAGTTCTACGACGCGGTTGTCGACGGCTCTTTGCGGCACACGGACCAGACGCAGATGAACGTCGCCTTGTCGGTGGCGCGCAAGCGTCCGTTGCAGGGCGGCTGGGCGTGGAACCGGAAGGATGCGGCTTCGGATATCACCCCTGTTGTCGCCGCAACGTTGGCCCTGTGGGGTGCGCAGAACGAGAACGTGAAACGTCCGACTAGACGAGCTTCTAACAGGCAGGCGGTGATCCTCTAGTGGCCGAGACCATGCGCATCGCTGACCTGACCGATGAAGAGACCGTCACCCTGAATCAGTTGCTTGAGCAGCTTGAGTTCAAGGAGAACCGGAACCGGCTCCGTTCGGCGTACTACGACGGCAAGCACTTCGAGGAACGAATTGGTGGGGTTATTCCGCCGCAGTACCAAAGGCTCATGATGGTGCTCGGCTGGGCGGGGAAGGTTGTCGACGGGCTCGGCCGGCGCTGCAACCTGGACGGCATGGCATGGGCTGATGGGGACATTGAGTCGCTCGGCTATTCGGCGCTTGAGGATTCGAACTTCCTGCTTTCGGAGCTATCGCAGGCGCGCACCGATTCGCTCATGCACGGCATCTCGTATCTTGTGACGACTCAGGGCCTTCCGGGCGAGCCGAAGGCGCTTGTACATGCCCGTGATGCTTTGCATGCGACGGGCGTGTGGAACGCGCGCACTCGTCAGCTAGATTCGGCGCTGTCGATCACGGGCCGCAATGATGGCGTCATCACCGGGTTCAACCTGTACCTGCCGAACCTGACCGTGAGCGCGGAGAAGGATTCGTCGGGGTGGACGGTGGACCATTCTGACCACCCGTGGGGTGTTCCGGTCGAGCCGCTCGTGTACCGTCCGCGCGCGTCACGGCGCATGGGTCGTTCACGGATCTCGCGCACGGTCATGTCGTTGCAGAACTCGGCGTTGCGTGCCCTGATCCGCCTTGAGGCGCACATGGACACGTATGCAATCCCGAAGCTGATCTTTCTGGGCGCGGACGATTCGATCTTCAAGAACGCTGACGGGTCGATGAAGGAATCGTGGCGCATGGTTATGGGCCGTGCGCTGGGAATCCCAGACGCCGACCCGGACGACCAAGAGAACACGCGCGCTGAGGTTCAGCAGATCTCGGCCGAGTCTCCGCAGCCGCACCTGGCGCAGTTGAATGCGCTGGCGAAGCTGATGGCACGTGAGGGCGACCTTCCAGATTCTGATTTCGCAATCACGGACATGGCTAACCCGACGTCCGATGACGCCTACAACGCTTCGCGGGAGAACCTGATCGCTGAGGCTGAGGGCGCTATGGGCGACTGGTCTGTGGCGATCCGGCGCACAGTTGTTCAGGCGCTCGCGATTCAGAACGGCGAGACGACGATCCCGGATTCATGGAAGTCGATCAAGCCGGATTGGCGGTCACCGCGCTACCTGTCGAAGTCTCAGGAGGCTGACGCGGGATCGAAGATCATCTCGATGGTGCCGTGGCTTGCGGATACGACAGTGGGGCTGAAGATGCTGGGTCTGACTCAGCAGCAGATTGAGCTGGCACAGGCCGAGCAACGCCGCAATGCGGGCCGTCAGCTCGTCGCCGCTCTGACCCAGCCTCAGCAGCCCGCTCTGACGCCCGCGGTTCAGACTCCGGTGGTGCAGGGTGCCAACGGCGATTGAGTCGCGGCAGTCGCTTGTCCTCGTGACGGACGCGGCCGTTCAGGCATCGTTGGCGCTACTTGATCGCCTGTCCGGGTCACCGGATGAGGTTCGCGCGAACCTTCTCGAAGGTGTGCCATCGCTGATCAGCATGTACGGGGATGCTTCGGCGTCTCTGGCTGCTGATTTCTATGACGAGACGCGCGAGAACGCGGGACTCACAGGCTATTCGGCGCAGCTGATTGTGCCTGATCGCACGGAGACGATCCGCAATGCGATCGCGTGGGCTGCACAACCTCTGTTCGATGGGCTGGGGGCGGCGCAGTCGCGTCTCGCTGAGGTTGTGCAGCCAGAAGTGGCGCGCCCATACCGCGAGACGATCATCGGCAACCGGCGTCAAGACCCAGATGCGACCGGATGGCAGCGGGTCGCGAAGGGCGATGCGTGCAAGTTCTGCCTGATGCTCGCCGGTCGCGGCTCCGTGTACAAGGAAGCCACAGCGAATTTCGCCGCGCACCCGCACTGCGACTGCACCGTGCAGCCGGTGTTCTACCGGAAAGTTTCGCATCCGACGCTCGGGACCGCGCTTCAGAAGTACGACGTTGGTCCGGAAGCAACCCCGCTTCAGTACATGGCTTCAGCACGGAACCGCACCCCGCAGCAGAAGGCGATCCTGCGGAACTACTTGAACGCCCACTACCCAGACTCGCCCGGATAAACGGGCTGGCGCTACGGCCGCGCTTCTTGGCCGGAATGTTCGACGGAACAGAAACGGAGAGTACCGATGAGCGACACCACTACCACGGATGCGGCCGGCGCGGATAACGCGGGAGCATCAGGCGGCGGCGAGCAGCAGGAACAGAAGGCCACCTTCACACAGGCGGACATCGACAAGGCGGTGCGCGAGCGACTCGCGCGGGAGAAGTCGAAGTACGCCGACTACGACGACCTGAAGGCGAAGGCTGAGGGCGCGAAGACGCTCGAACAGCAGGTCGCTGAGCTCAAGCAGCAGCAGTCGGCGGCTGAGGCGCGTGCACTGCGCAGCGACATTGCGGCGAAGCACGGCATCTCGGCTGAGGACCGTGACCTGTTCCTGACCGGTACCGACGAGGAAACCCTCACCGCGCAGGCCACTCGGCTTGCCGGCCGCGAGGTGGACCGCAAGAAGCAAGGCAACGTCGCCCCGAAAGAGGGCGGAACCACATCATCCGGCTCCGCGGATTCCGAGATGCGCGACTTTGCGCGCAACTTCTTCGGCGGGCCTAGCTAACCCACGTCCAGGAGGACAACATGGCTGCATCTCTCGCCTCAAGCTCCCTGAACCTGCCCAACAACCTCGCCTCGGGCGTGTGGGCCAAGGCTCAGCGGAGTTCCACGCTGCTCGCGCTTTCGGGTCAGACCCCGATGCGCTTCGGCAACACCCAGTTCATGACGCTGACTCAGCGCCCCAAGGCGCAGATCGTCTCCGAGGGCGCTCAGAAGGCGAACTCGCAGCCGACCCTCGGACAGATCACCGTGACGCCCCGCAAGGCGCAGGTCACGATGCGGTTCAACGAGGAAGTGCAGTGGGCCGACGAGGACTACCAGCTGGAAGTGCTCACCGAGCTCTCTGACGCTGGCGCGCTTGCCCTGGCACGTGCGATCGACCTCGTGGCGTACCACGGCATCAACCCGCTCGACGGTACGCCGCTCGGCGGAAGCCCGGTCAAGCTGATGGACACCACCAAGTCGGTGGAGCGCACCACCACGTCGGGTGCTGATGACGACCTGACCTCTGCGGTGGGCCTCGTCGTCAACGACCAGTTCATCCCGAACGGTGTCGCGCTCGACCCTGGCTTCTCGTTCGCCTTGGCGACGGTGAAGAGCCAGTTGACCGGGATGCGCGTGTACCCCGAACTCGGCTTCGGCATCAACCCGACGAACGTCCTGGGCCTCAACGCTTCGGTGTCGGATACGGTGTCGGCTCCCGAGGCCACGGTCACGGGCGGCGCGTACGCGACCACGAACCCGAACGTGAAGGCGTTCGTGGGCGACTACGCGCAGGGCCTGCGCTGGGGTGTGCAGAAGAACATTCCTGTCGAGAAGATCGAGTACGGCGACCCGGACGGCGAGGGCGACCTGAAGCGGAACAACCAGATCGCGCTGCGCGCGGAGATGGTGTTCGGCGTCGGCATCTTCGACCTGGGCGCGTTCGCGAAGATCGTGGACGCGACGGCCTGATCGTGGGCCTCGTGAAGCTGATCTCGCCTCACGGTTCGGTCGTGGTGGTCGATGAGGAATTCGCTGCGCGGCTCGGTGCCCAGTACCGGCCGTTCAGCGAGGTTCCCGAGGGTGACCCCGGCGAGTCGTGGACTGTCGCTCAGTTGCGCGCGTTCGCGGAAGCGAACGGCATCGACATCGCGGGCGCGACGAAGAAGGACGACATTCTCGCGGCTGTCGTGAAGTAGTGAACGGGGGCGGTCATGACTGTGACACCTGAGATGATCGCGGTTGCCATGGGTGTGGCCGCTCCCGGGCCCGCGTCTGTTACTGAGCAGCAGTGGCAGATGTGGATTGATGACGCGAACATGCTGATCGCGGCGCGTCAGGCCGAGTTGAAGAGCACGGCGCAGATCGATGAGGCGCGTCAGGATTACGTGGTTCGCGAGGCTGTCGTGGCGCATGTGAAGCGCCCTGACGATGCGACTACCGTGACGATCGCAGTCGATGACGGCACGTCCACGAAGGCGTACCGGTCGGGCAAGGGCCGCGTCGTGATCCTTGACGAGTGGTGGATTCTGCTCGGCCTCACGGAGCAGCACGGCGCGTTCGCTCTGGACATGGCCCCGCTTCTGCGCACGCACCTGCCGTGGTGCTCGTTCTACTTCGGTGGGCCGTGCTCGTGCGGCGCGAATATCGCGTATGGGCCGATCTATGAAGAGGGGTAGCCATGTCTCTCGCCTATGACATGCAGGCGGCGCTTCCTGCGCTTCAGGCGCAGGCTGAGGCGCGCATGGTCGACTCGTGCACGATCAAGACTTCTGACCGCACGTGGGTTGAGGCTACGGCTTCGTACACGGAGACGGGCACGGTCGTGTATTCGGGGAAGTGTGAACTCAAGTCGGAGAACGTGCGCGCCACATGGACGGATGCGCAGGGGCGTCTTGTGTCTCTTGCGCGGTACCTGCTGAAGCTTCCCGTCGTCGGATCTGAGAATGTTCGCGCCGGCCAGTCGGTGCACATCGATTCTTCGAACGATCCGGGACTTGTCGGGAACGTGTTCGTCGTGGATGCGTTCACGGGCGGCTCCTATATGACCGCTCGCCGCGTTCCGATTTCGGCGGACCAGTGACCGACTTCGATTTCTCCGAGCTGACAAAGCTGGCCGCGGATCTCGGAACGGTTACGGATAAGGCTGGCCCGCTGATTCGCACGGCGGTTGAGATCACGGCGCGCAACGTGAAGGACGCGGCGAAAGAGTCGGTCAGTTCGGGCGCGAAGTCGTGGAAGGCGCTTCCGTCGAAGATCAGCTACACGCTGTCTGGTGCGGGTTCGAACCAGTTCGGTTCGACGCTGCAAGCTGAGATCGGCTATGACCGCGGCGGCGCTGGCTCACTCGGCGGCATTCGCGAGTTCGGGTCGCCATTCGTGCCCGCGCACAACGACCTCGCGAACGCTTTGCACGCGAACGAGGCGGACTTCGAAACGGGCATGTCGAAAGCGACTGAGCAGGCTGAGCGGGAGGCGGGATTGTGAGTGACCCGTACCGCGCTATGGCTGACACCGTGCAGGCACAACTGCAAGCAGATTCGGTGCTCGCCTCGACCACGTATGACAGCGACGTGACGGATGCGCCGAAGGCGTATGCGCTGATCTACCTTCAGCGCGTCTTCGAGTACCGACCGGGCAGCGCAGATCCGGTCGCCGTCGACTGGACGCTAACGATGCACTCCGTTGGCGAGACGCCGATGCAGTCGCGCGCCTACTCCGAGCATGTCACCGGGCAACTGAACAGCTGGCGTCCTGTGCTCGACGGGTGGAATTCGGGGCAGCTGCGTCACACCGCATCGTTCCCACCGGAGAAGAACATCAACGTTCAGCCGTCGAACTTCTACGTCATCGACCAGTTCTCGTGGCGGTCTGACCGCGCATAACTTCCTGCGGCATCACGCAGAAGCACCCGCCTTGCTGGCGGGCGTTCAACTATCCCGGCTGAGCCGGGGCATCGATGAAAGGAACTCGGATGACACTCTCTGTCTCTGAACCTTCGGTCGGCTCTGTCGGCTACCTCCGCACATGGTGGATTCCGGGTGCAACCAAGCCCACCTTCGCGGACATCTCGGCGGAAACGACGAAGGACATCACGTACTCGTTCGCGGGTGATGGTTTCAACCCGTCGTCGTCCGATTCGACGGTCACGGACACGCGGCAGACGCGCAAGGTGAACCCGACGAAGATCTCGACGTCGACTGTGACGGTCACGAGCGAGTTCGTCGCTGCGGGCACCACGGACGACGTGGCACGCCTCGCGCTCGTGGAGGGCACGGAAGGCTGGTTCGCTCGCCGGCCGCTCGTCGCGAATGAGCAGGAGCCCGCCTCAGCCGACCTGTTCGAGCTGTATCACGTGGTGTGCGGCCCGCAGTCGCCGGTGAAGACGTCTGGTGACATTCAGACGATCACGCAGGGGTATTCGATCATCGAGTACTTCGGCCTCGCCGCGCTCGCTGCGTCCTAGTATCCCCCTGCCGCCCGCACCCACCCGCGGGCGGCAGGGCTCATTTCGGGTGGGATCGGGTGGGGAGACTTTATGTCAGTGCAGGACCGCATTGAGAAGATGAAAGCGGCACCGGTTCCGTTTTACGACGTCGACGTGTATCTCGGTGTCGACGTGTCGGATCAGGTTGAGGCGCTGCAATCTCAGATCGAAGAGCGCCGGAAGGTTGCCGGTCAGCGACAGTCGCGCAAAGCAGTTGTGGACGACATCGAGCAGCAGATCGCCGACCTTGAGGCGCGGAACGCGGACGCACTGGTGACGCTGCGGTTCACGAAGCTTCCCGGCGACAAGTACGCGGACCTCACCGGGCATCACAACCCGCGCTTGGATTCGCCCCTTGACTTGAACGCGCACTACAACGTGGATGAGGTTGTGAAGGCGGCTGCGAAGCTGTCTGGCGCTGAGGTTGACGGTGAGACGGTGACGCCGTTGATGCCGCAGCAGATCGACGAGCTTTGGCCGATGCTGTCTGGTGCTGAGGTTGCGAGCATCCGCGACGTGATCCTGATGCTGAACGATTACGGCCCGCGCATGCAGGTGCTCGAAGCAAAAAAAGCGCTCCGCAACTCCGGCCCGAGCTAGACGCTGCAATCCGCTTGGGTGTTTCGCTGAAGCGGTTGCAGGGGTGGGAGCCGAGACGGTTCACGGAGTACGTCTACGGCGAGGATGGCCGGCTGATTCGGTCGGTTGAGACCGTCGAAGCCGAGTGGGATGACGAGCAGTTGGCGTTGATCCTCGCGCATCTTGAGATAGAGAACGACGTCGGCCCGCATGGTCAGCCCATGTCGGAGGCGACTGACCGCCTAGGGGACGCTAAGAACCCGGATGGGCGTTGGTGGTACAAGGCGACCGCGCCGCACATCGACTATGCGCAGAAGGCGCTGGACGAGGCGCGTGAGACATACCGGAAGACGCTAGGCAAGGACGAATCGGTGCCGTCGTGGATTCACTTCGGCGTGACGCGCGTGGAGCGGCCTAAGCGCGACTAGTAATGGACGCCGGCCGCAGCGCAGGTGCTCTTGATCTGCTTTCCGGCACTGTTTCCTGCCGCCGCTTGGTCATCGGTCAAGTCGCCGCCCGCCTCGGCAAACGTCGATGCGATGGTGTCGATGGATGATGCGAGCGTCTTGTCGGCGAGCGGTTCAACCTCGCTGCGCAGTTTTATTGCGACGCCTTCCC